CAGATCGTGGCATACCCTGTTGAGTGACCATGTATTCTTCTGCAGTAGGCGCTCTACCGCCGTAAAAACCCCCGGCTTGAGATTCAACATCACGTGCGTTTGGTAAAGGAAGTCTTTTGTCTGTGTAGGTTACTTCTGTGTTTACATTTCCTGGGATTAACTCTGAGCCTCTTGTTTGAGGTGGAAACCCTGTATCAGGGCCATAACCACCCGCTGCGCTAGAAGAAGGGGCAGGGGGAGTTGCAAAACCTGTGTCAGGACCATAACTACCTACTGTATCCGTAGGAGCAGTTAGGTTAGTGTTCCCTGTAGGCAAGGTAGAAATCCCGTCTGATGGTCCAGGCAAAACAGTGCTTTTGTCCACAATAGGAGCTTCTGTTGAAGGCTGGGAAGAGAATAAACCTGTCCCTGATCCGGGGCCCGTGGCGTTTGCTCCACCAAAAGCGCTCATTCCACCCGCTAATACACCACCTGTCAAAGCAGCTTGACCAATATTTTGACCAGTTGCTGCCCCGTAGCCAGCGCCCATAATAGCACCAGTAGCAGCAGCGTTTAGATAACCACCTGTTCCAGGTAACATGTTGGAGATTTGCGGAGCAAGCCCTGCCATAGCTCCAGAAGTTACCCCGCTAATCAGGGCTTGTTTTAGGTTTGAGCCACCTGCTAACGATATTGCTGCACCAGAAATACCTGCTGCAAGCATGGTAGACATTCCCAAACCTGCTGGTCCGAGAGCAGCGGTCAAAGCTACTGTAGCAACAATCCTACCAATTGGAGAAGAAGCAATGGATTTAACAGCATTACCAACAGCTTTAAAGGCGCCGCCTATTGCTTTACCAACACCGCCAAGAATACCGCCACCGCCACCCTTAAATTCCATGATTCCAGTAGCAGGGTTAATCGTACCTGCGCCGCCCATAGACTTAAGCATACGGGCTTCTTGGGGATTAATATGGGCTAAGATGGTGTCGCCACCACGGCCTTTTTGACGTAATGCCTCTGCTGCGCCTGCTAGTCCACCTTTTTGAAAACCTTGAGGCTCAGGCATTTGGCTCATGCCAGACTGTTGTTTACGATTAATGGCTTCTTGTGCCATTACCAGCATAGTAGTAAAGTAGCCACGGTCAAACTGTGGAGGCAAGTCCTCTTCGTCTAGAGTTCCAGAACTAATTAACTGCGCTCTTATTTGGGGGTAGTTTTGCTCATTAGCCAAAAGATACTCAAGACCATCTATTAAGGCTTGTAAATCTTCAACCGGTAAATCTAATTGCTGCACTGCAGCTTGCATGCCCTCTTCGTAAGCAGGAATTGCTTCCGGGTTGTCTTTTGCTAGGGTAGCTTTAATGTTTTCCAGCTCACCTGAAAAAGGCATTTTTTGCCCAACAGAAGCTTGGTTTTCGGGTGATTGGGGTAGGGTTGCAATGCCTTCTTGAGCCATGGTCAGGGCCTCTCCATAAGCGGTAAATGGTTTGTATAGAATGGTATCATTTTATTGGGTTAAATCATAGAAAGAAATAGAGCCAACCCCATCTCCGGTTGTTGCCCCAGAAACAGTTCTGACGCCCAAAGTGTAGATGTCGCTAACCCCAGCCAAAGACGACCCTAGTTGTAAGTCCCAGTTATATCCTGTTGCGGCACTTGTTGCGCTAACCCCAGCACTTCCAGAAGCAGTTACATAGTCCGTTTGCACAATAGTTCCAACGCTGGATATGGCAGTAGCGGCAACGTCAAACTCTACGTTAGCGTCCGTTGGCACAGCAGCAGCCCAAGTAGCACCCGTCAAAGTTGGGTTTTTTAATAAAGCTATTTCATAGTTCTGGTTAGTGGTTGGCAAAAACTGTACCCGATTAGGTAGAACTACAGCACCTAAAGCCGTTGAAGCTAGTCGTATGGAGACTATGGGGAAGAAGGTAGCTGCGGTATTAATGGTAGTAAAAATGCTGGTGCGCCTAGCCACATGGTCAATGGACGTTTGTTCGTACCCACCTGAAGAATAGACGCTAGAACAAATTTGTTTCATAGACGAACTAGTAGCCGTGGTGGCCGTATTGGTGATTTCGTAACGTACAGGCAGGATAGCCGTGGTCATATAGACCGTAGTATTAATGTTGTCGTTGTGAAAAGTATGGCAGATAACAAATTGACCATCCTCAAAGAACCCGCACCGCACATCCCCAACGCCCAGCCATTCAAAGTCAATTGCTAAAATCTGGGTTTTGGTTACGTCAATAATACGACCGCTAGGCCCTGTGCCATCTAGCTTGTCCCCATTCCAGTTGGCTTGGGTAATGGTGGTATCAATAGGCGCACCGCTGGTATAAGACCTTAGAACAAACGCTAGGGTAGTATCGTTTTGCTGTAAAAACACCCCATTTTGGGTATTAAAGTACCCTACTCGTTGGCGTAGCCCTGTTTTCCCAGCATTCATGGTAAAGGTGGCCAATAAACCTAGCCCTTTGCCAGGTTGGTAGGGCATTACCCGATAGGACTGACGGACAACCTCAGAGCCACCAGTGGTGGTTACATCTAACCGAACTGTCGATTCATTCGGTAAATAAGTAGTAGACCCTCCCGAAGCGGTGCTGGTGTCAAACTGATTATCAATTGCAAAGCGGTTTTGGCTGTCAAATAAAGTGTATGGCTCAGCTACTACCAATCGGTTAAAAGCATCTACGTTAGTGGGTGGGAACGTTACATAGGTTGGGTTGTTTATTGTTCCACTCATAGCTTGCACCAATTGTCCAATAGCGTTGTCTATTTCATTAAAATAAAGACGTAGCTGGTTTTTAAATAATTCCTGTTGTTGCTGACTGTATTCTGGGCTGGCAATAATTAAATTGGGAGCCTTCGATGGGCGAAGCTGGATAAGAGCCATTATCTGCGTCCATCGGGTCTAATATCAATCCTAGGGCTACCAAGCTGCCATTGTACGCCTAAGCCTGTAGAATCAATCCTAAAGGCCATTTGGCGACCCCGAATACGGGTATATACCTGTCCGGTGTATTCCTCAACCGGGAACGAAGCGGTACGGGTTACTGTAGGGTTGTTGGCTGTGCCATATGGGGTGCCTGAATTAACCCTTGGTTTTACTGTGAGCGTAACGGAAGGATTGGCTGTCGTAGACCCAGCGAAAGTCAGGTCAGGTAGGATACGCCATACAAAGCCAAAGTTATGCCCATCACCTATGTCAAAGTCAGAGGTCTGTATATAAGACACAATTGGCAAAGCCGTATTACCATCTGATTCGTCATCCACAGAAGCCTCATGGTAAAGCAGGCGTCCGTTGTAGTCCGCAGCAAATGGGAAGTCACGTAAGCCTGAGCGTAGCCAAGCGGTGCGTGCCATGGTGCCATAGTACCAGCTCTGTTCCATAATGTTATAGATGACATAGCTGTCAATTACGTTAGAGCCCGTAGAGGGATAGAACCACCAGATTTCGTTAAATTCCTCGTTGTAGCCTACGTTACATTGCCAGGCTTGGTCCTTGTTCAGTCGTCCATAAACAAAGCTTCTTAGTGAGCAAGGCAAGGTCTGGACTCGGCCATCGTAGAAGTAGAACTTGTCGGTTCCCATCCAATACGTAATGTTATTGACCGTAATTACAGCATTTGGTCCCATTAAAGTAATGTTGTCTTGGATAATAGTAAAGCCCCAAACAAAAGGCGGTCCAAGGTATTGCATCGAGTAAATAGCAGAATCGGTCCAGATTAGAATTTCTTGGCGAGTGTTCCGTGCTGCTAGAATGAATGAGCCGTTACTTAAACGGAATTCTCCTGACTGATTGGTTGCAGCAGGAACCCAATCATATGGATTTTCTTGGTCTGACCACCGCACAAGCATTGGGTCAAACGGGGTGTTAGCGTTGGTTGAGTCGTATGAATTAGCCCCAAAGCAAATCACAAAGCGTTGAATAGCAGAGGCTACAATCTGATTGGTTTGTGTTGGTACAAACTGGCCTAAAAAGCCTTGTGAAGTAGACTCGGAGGCTAAGGTAACACCTCTAGCGGTTACTCCACTTGTTGCATCCCAATAGTAAGGCTGTCCGCCTCGAGGGGCAAATACCAAGTCTTCACCAAAGTTATCTTGTGTCCACAGGCGAAGCTGTTCACCCACGCTAAGCGGAGCACCTGATCCCCAAGCTAGACGGCTCCAGTAACTTGCACCCCAGCCGTTACCGGCAGTATAGGTATCCTGTCCTGTTTGGATTTGGTAAGCAGCTACAACCGCTGCGCCACCCCCGCCCGTATCACTAGCGTTGGCTAGTACAGGCGCACCTGGGGCACTAACAAAAGATACCGCCCGTGCTTGGATACTGTAGCTGTTGGCACTGATATAAGCGATTTGATACTCTTGATTAAGGATAGCAGCAGTAATATTACCGCCTAAGCTAACCGCCCCACTAAACGTAACAAAGTCACCATCAGCACAGCCGTGGTTTACGTCGGTTACTACAATCGTAGCTGAGCCTGCCGTCGCAGCAAAGGGGTTCCCTGTAGCAGGGGGCTGTGGCCCAAGCATAGGGTTTACTGTTTTACGGATTGGGGTAATGTCATTGTAGCCACCCCCTTTTTCAAGGTAAAACTTAAGGTTTGTTCCAACCCCAATTAAGTTATCCGCACCAAGCGTTACCCAATTCCAAAGGGATCGGCATGTTCCTAAAAATTGGCTAGGAGTAACTACTACCCAACCACCAATCTTTTGAGGCATACCCGAGCGAAAGCGAATCTTATCGCACTCAAAATAACCACCCTCACCGGTGTAGTTAGTGACTTCCTTGTTAATTCCAGGGCGAAACTGTAGTTTAGATAGTGGCATCTGCCATCCTTAAGGCTTCATCTCTTACTTCGTTTACACGGCGTTCCCAGCCTTTGCCAAACGTTTCAAAGGTCTTAAGTGATTTTAAGAAGTC